AAGCACCCGGCAGTCTCACCGCCAGGCGAGTCGATATCCAGCAGGATCGCGGAGACGCCCGCGTCCGCAACCGCGTCGGCCATCTGACGCTGGATCTGCTCGTAGGACGAGGAGCCACTCCATGCGGACATGAAGGACTCCTTCTTGAGCAGCGTGCCCTGCACCGGGATGACCGCGATGCCGTCGATGACCGCGTAATCGCGCTCCTCCGCGCGGTCGCCATCGGAATACCGCGCGACCAGCGTCGCCGTGGCATCCATGGGGACGCGGTGCGCCAGCACCGCCTCCGGATCGATCCCGAGGCGCGGCCCGAGCGCCTTGATGATCACCTCCAGCTTGGGCGGGTGAATCATCAGAGGCGTGTTGACGAAGCGCGACGCGACGTGCGTGAGGTGCTTCATTGGACCTCCACTTTGCCCGTCGCCGCTTGGTTGGCCACTTCGTCCTCCGTCAACCCGGCGTTCCGACCCGTGAGGATCTTCCTGCCGTCCGAGTCGTAAGAGAGATCAAGGCGGTCGGCGCGGTCGTTGTCGTCCTTCTGCTGCTGGTCGATCACGGTCGCGTCGTATCCCTGCGCCGCGCACTCAATCGTGCGGGTGGAGAGGCCGTCGCGGATCGCTCGCTCGGCGGCCTTGATATCTTTTTCGGGATCGACCCACGGCCAGCCAGGCGTGACCCACTGGGCCGCCTCGAACGGCTCCGGGTCCTTATCGTAGGCGTTCAGCAAGTCGATGCCGAACACCATCGCGAGCATTGCCTCGCGCAGCCACCGCCGATAAATCGGATGGCATACCTGAAAGATGAAAACCGCGTGCTGGAACTGTTCGCACTTGCGCCTGAACTCCAGCAGACCGGCGCGGATCGAGGAGTAGTTGATCCCCGAGAGGTCCCCGCTGATCTGGTACTCGGCCAGGCCAGCACCGGTCGCGAACGCCTGCAAGCACGCGCGAATGAAGCCTTTGAAGTCACCCGAATCCGGCACCTGGGCGAACTGCACTTCCTCGCCGAAGCCCAGGTTGATGAACGTGTTCGGTTCGAGCTTCGTGATCTGGGTGCCCGGCTCCTGCGGTGCCTGCGCCGCCACTTGATCCGGCACCATGACCGGATTGTCCTGGCTCACCTGCTTGATGAAGCCGGTGATCATCGCGGCGGCCTTCTTGCGCGCGATCTCCGCGTCGGTGTACTGCTCCAGTTCGTACAGCTTGGCCAGCACCGAGGTCAACCACGGCTGGCCACGGAACTGTCCGGCGCGGATCGGCTTGTACACGTGCAGCACGTCTGACGCGGGCACGCGCTCCACATGGAGGGCCTCCATCGGATAGAACATCGTCTCGCCCGGATGCGCCTGCCAGAAGTGATAGGCCGCGCGGCGGCCATCGGAACGAAACTCCACGCCGCACCGCACGCGGTTCTGCTGCGGCGTGTCGGACGTGGGCTGGTTGCGCCACAGAGGCAACTGCTCGGCCTCGATCAACTGGAGTTGCAGCGGGACCGCCAATCCTTCCTTGGGCGAGCGCGGCCGGAAGCGCACGAACACCTCGCCCGCCTCCATGCACTCGCGTGCCAGGATCATCTGTTGGCCGTAGAAATCGGTTTGGCCGGAGGCCGGATTCTTGGGGTCGTACTCCACATCCGACTCCTTGATCCATCGCTCCCACTTGTTGCGGATCAGGGTCCGGACCTTCTCCTCGGGATGCTGCGGGATCAGACGGATGCCGCGCCCGATGGCGTTGGCCACATACGACTCGATGGCGCCCACCGCCCACGCGCTGTTGCGCACGGCGTCGCGGTTGCGCGTGAGCAACTCCAGCCCGTGCGAGAAGAGGAGCGTGTTGATCCCGAGATAGCTCGGGTTCCACCCGTATCCGCGCCGGCCCTTGCCCGCTGCGTCGAACGGGAAGGTGCCCATGGCATGCCGCGCCGGAGGCGCAATCATCTGTGCCGCCGCGCGCCGAACGATGCTCATTTGGACTCACGCTCCATGGACGCCAGCATCGACACCCAGACCGCCAGGCCGCCGCCAACCAGGGGCGCGAGAGGGTGCCACACCATCCAGCAGCCGCCAACCACAGAGGCGAGGCCGCCAAAGAACAAGACGTTCTCCATCGTCGCGGGCATGCGCTTCTGGCACGCCTTGCGGAACGCCGCCAGGCCACGCCGAACGGCATTGGGCGCGCGCATAGGACGCACGCGCTGGCGGTTCCGGGCCGCCGCCGCGGACTCGTCAAGAATCGAAAAGGGACTCGGATCGGTCATCAGTACCCCCACCCGTTGGTCGTGTACACGCGCACTTGGCGCACGGGCTGCTGGCCGCCAGCCTGCGCGATGTCGTTGTCCATGAGGTGCCGGAGCTTCACGTAATCGTCCACGCTTTGAAGCTCGTAATCGCGGTCCTGGAACCGGACCCGCTTGGCGCCCTGCTTATAGAGCGAGTCGAGCGTGTCGCGATCCGACTGGGTGAACATGGTCAAACCTCCACGCGGAAGCGGATCTGGTTGCGCGGGCGCGCGGGCATCACGCGCTGGGGCACCTGCTGGGGACCGGGCAGGACGGGCGCCAGCTTCCGCTCCCACTCGGCCCAGTGCTTGTCCTGGAACCGATCAATGCCGACGCGCGCCGCCGCCGCACGCGCGTACACCCGGCAGTCGAGCGCCTCGTTGCGCTCGCGCATCTTCTGCCACTCCATCCGCTTGTATCCCTTGACGAGCTTCGTCACGAGCTGCTCGGCAGTGATCTGTTTGAAGTACTCCTCGCTGTACCTGGGGAAGTGGCAGAAGCCGGGCGGGAACGGAACGCCCTGCTCGACCTCCTCGTCCGTAATCCCATCCAGACGGAGCCAGCGGTACAACTCCTCCTTCGCCATGCCGGAGTTGACCGGCCACACGCGGACGCCCCGCTTCATCTTGCTGCCCAGCGGGCCAACCTCAATCGGCGACGGTGCGCCGAGGATCGCGCCGGAGCGCTGGTCGCCTTTGATCACGACCACGCGCCCGCCCTGCCGCCGCGCCCACTCGTACACCTCCGTGGTCGCGTACCCGGAGTCCACCGCGAGTTGCAGGATCGGCATCTCGATGCCGGAGGCGTGCGGGAACGTCTCGTTCAGCAGGCCGGAGAGCTTGTCCCAGACCGCCTGGCGCGAGGTATCGCCTTCGAAGACGCGGTAATCGACGGACCACGACTCCTTGCCGCGCCCCCACGCCACGATCTCGACCTCGATGCGGTCCTTCTGCACGTCCGCGCCAGCCGTAAGGAGGACGCCTCCGCGCGGCACCGTGCCGTACTTATACTGCTCGCGCCGGTCATAGAGGCGCTTCCAGTCCGGAGCATCGCCGAGGAGCGTCCACGTGTCGCCCAGAACGGTGTTCACGAAGACCTGGAGCAACTCCGGCTTCTTCTGCGCCTGCTCGAACTGCTTGGCGGCATCGCCCCAGGAGAACCAGCCCACTGGCGAGTACAGGCTGCACAGGTGGAAGCCAGCGGTCTTGCCGTCCCACGTCGAGGACGGATTGGGGCGCCACTGACCGTGCGCCAGCATCCACTGCTTCTGATGGTTGTGGATCTCCTGGCCGCAATGCTGGCAGACGTACACCGCCTTATCGGGCTGGCCCTTCGGCCATCGCAACTGCGAGAACCGGAGGACCTGATACTCCCGGCACGTCGGGCACGGCACATAATACTGGCGGCGGTCGCTCTCCTCATACGCCGCCTCGATCCGGCTCATGCCGGTGATCTTGGGCGTCGAGACGAGGAAGACCTTCCGCCGCGCGAACGTGCGCGTGCGCGCCATCGCAAGATTGACCGGATCGCCCTCACCTTCCACATCGCCGGGATACCCGTCCACCTCGTCGAGGAACAGATACCGTGCTGCCATGGAGCGGAGGCCGACCGCGGAGTTCGCGCCGGTCATCACCAGCACGCCGCCAGGGTATTCCTTGGACAGAACCGTGTTGCCCGAGTCGCGCGAGCGCGGATCGCTGACCAGCGTGTTCAGGACTCCGGACTCCTCGATCAGCGGATCGATGCGCTGCTTCGAGTTGCGTTTGGCCATCTCGACGGTGGGCTGCACCGCCATCATGGGGCCTGGCGCCTGGTGGATCACGTATCCGATCCAGTTGTTGCCACACTCGGTCCCGCCGATCTGCGCGCCCTTCATGAAGATCACGCGCTCCATGGGCGACGTGGGCGAGAGGCAGTCCATGATCTCGCGGAGGTACGGCGTGCGGTCGGTGCGCCAGCGTCCCGGCTCCGACGACGCGCGTTGCGAGAGCATCCTGTACTGGTCGGCCCATTGCGAGATCGTGAGGAGCGGATCGGGCCGCGCACCAGCGCGCGCCGCAGCTCCAACGATCTCACTGACCGACAGGAGAGTCTGCATAATCGTTGAGTCCCTTGCGGATCTCGTCGAGCAGGATCTTGTGGACGTTGGCCTCGTCCGTCTCGGCGGCCAACATAGCTGCGAGGCGGTCGGGCAGGTTCAGCATCGCGTCGCGCATGGCGCGGTGCTCATTGAACGTGGCGATCTTAACCTCATCCACAGAGACGAGGCTCCCGAGCTTCTCCTTGTACTCGATCTCGGCCATCTTGGCTTCGAAGTACTCGCGCACGGCCCGAGACTTCGCGTACCCCGCCGCAATCACGCCATCCTGACCGGCATCCGACGCGGGGCGGCGCTTGGTGCTGCCCTTGGGTCGTCCCTCCGTGTTGGCCGCCCAGTCGCGGTCGGCCTGGTCAGAGTCGATCATGCCGTTGGGCAGGGGCGAGATGCGGCCGGAGCTAATCGCCTTCTGGACCGTGGAGTGGCCGACGCCACGATGTCTGGCGTACTCACGGACGCCTAAAATCGCCATCGAAGAATCTCGAAAATAAACCTTCCCTTCGTCGCCAGCACGAAGGTATGAATCGTCATGCGCGGATTAGAACGCGCAGGAAAGGATCAGCAGACACGACCATGAAGAACGAAGCCAGCACCACCACCGAATCCGCCGCCGTTGCGGAGCAGGCCGCCCCCGTTGCGCCGGAGCAGGCCCCCTCGACCAAGACCATCAAGGCCAAGAAGAACGCGCCCAAAGGCCAGAAGGCCGCCAAAGGTACCAAGACGGCTGCCAAGCCCGCCAGCAAGAAGGCCGCCAAGAAGCAGGCCAAGCCCGCCAGCAAGAAGGCCGCCAAGGACGCCGCCGTACCCCGCGAGTTCAGCAAGAAGGCCATCGTCATCGAGATGATGCGCCGCAAGGAAGGCGCGACCCTGGCCGAGATCGCCAAGGCGACCGACTGGCAACCGCACAGCATCAGGGGCTTCATCTCCGGCAGCCTCACCAAGAAGATGGGCCTCAAGGTCGAGAGCACCAAGAACGAGGCGGGCGACCGGACGTACCGGATCGCCAAGTAGGGTTCACGCCGCCGCGCCTGCGCCGCCCGGTTCGCCGGGCGGCGTTTTTACTTCATGGCCCGCGACTCCGGCTGCCACGTCGTCGAACGCCCGGCCCGACTCCTCATGGCGCGCGACGCCGCCCGTAAACGCCTGCCAGCGCCGCACGATCACATCGCAGTACTTGGGGTCCAACTCGATGACGCGCGCCAGCCGGCCCGTCTTCTCGGAGGCGATGACCGTCGTTCCGCTCCCGGCGAACGGGTCCAGGATCGTGTCCCTGCTCTTGCTGTTGTTCCGGAGCGCGCGCTCCACCAACTCCACCGGCTTCATCGTCGGGTGCTCGCGGTTGGCCGCCGGCCGATTGATCTGCCAGGCGTCGCCCTGGTTCCGGTCGCCGCACCAGAAGTGCTTGTTGCCCTCACGCCAGCCGTACAGGATCGGCTCGTACTGGCGGCGATAGTCGCCCCAGCCCAGAGTGAAGTGGTTCTTGACCCAGATGATGAACGTGGACCAGTGGCCGCCCGCCTCCAGGAACGCGGAGTACAGCGTGTGCAACTCCGACGACGACATGCAGATGTACACCGCGCCCTTGCACACGGACAGGAGGTTCGCCGAGGCGTCGCGCAGGAAATCGTAGAACTTGCCGCCGAGCTTATCGTTCTGGATCTTCAGCTTGTCCTTGGTGCGGCCCTCATAGTTGATGTTGTACGGTGGGTCCGTGAACACCATGTCGGCCAGCCCGCCCACCAGCACCTTCTCCACGTCCGAGAGCGCCGTGGCGTCGCCGCACAGCAGCCGGTGGTTGCCCATGATCCACACGTCGCCGGGCACCGTGACCGCCGTCTCCTGCGGCTCGGGCGCGGAGTCCTCATCCGTCAGACCGCTCGTCTCCTGCGGGTCGCCGAGGAATTCCTCGAGCTCCTCGTTGGTAAACCCCACAACGTCGAGGTCGAAGTCGTCGTCTTTGAGCGCCTGCAACTCGACGCGGAGCATCTCCTCGTCCCACCCGGCGTTGAGCGCCAACTTGTTGTCGGCCAGCACGAGCGCGCGCCTCTGCGTCTCGTTGAGGTGGTCGAGGACGATGACCGGCACCTCGGTCATGCCGAGCTTGCGCGCGGCGGCCAGGCGGGCGTGCCCGGCGATGATGGTACCGTCCGCACCAACCAGGATGGGGTTCGTCCAACCGAACTCGACGATGCTGGCGGCCACTTGCGCGACCTGCTCGTCGCTGTGCGTCCGCGCGTTGCGCGCATAGGGCAACAGCTTATCGATCGGCCAATGGTGGATGACCAGATCGCGCAGATTGCGCAGGCGGTCGGCGAACTTCCGTCCTTCGGGTCCTCTGGACACTACGCTGCCTCCACGGTCACGCCACGCTCATGGGCGGCGTCGTTGAACATCTGGCCAGTCTGCTGGAGCATGGCGGGCTCGCGCGTGAGAGCGGAGATGCGCTGCACGATCACGTCGCAATACGCCGGGCTGATCTCGCAACCGCAACCGACGCGCCCCAGGACATGGGCCGCCGCAATGGTCGTCCCGCTGCCCATGAAGGGGTCGTACACCACGTCGCCCTCGTCGCTGAACGCCTTCACGAAGAACTCAACCAGCGGGCGCGGGAACGGCGCGGAGTGCGATCCCTGGCTGCTCTCCGTCTTGACCTCGATCACATTGCTCGGGCGCGCGATCCCGCCGTGGCGCCCGTCCATGTCGCCCGCGTTGCGGCGCGTGGTCTGCCAGGCGTCGTGGTTCTTGCCGCGATCAACCGCCGCACCTCGCGGTCCCGTGCCGAGCAGACCGCTCCCCGACGTGGACTTCGGGTTGTTGGGCGAGTAATCGAAGCAGTCGTCCGACCAGTGACCGACCGCCCTCGGATGGAACTTGATCTTCGCCTCGCGGGTGAAGTGGAACACCGGCTCCCAGGCGTTCTTGAAGCGGTTGCCCCAACCGCCAGGCACGCCGTCGTCGGTCTTGCGCCAGCAGAACTCATCGACGAATCGCCAGCCCCACTGCCGCTTGTGCGCGAGCACCAGATCCTTCACGTACAGGCTGCGCTCGCCGCCCTCCGCGTGCTCCTTGATGTTCAGGAAGTACGACCCATCGGGCACCAGGATCGTGGCCACGTTCGCTGCCACGTCGGCGTACCAAGCCACGTACTCCTCGGGCGGGACCGGTTTGAACCCGCTCGACGTGTCATACGCCCGCTGCGAAGCATAGGGCGGGGACGTGATTGCCACGTTGACCTGCCGCGCGTCCTTCTTGTCCACGTCCAGCAGCTTGCTCACGACCGCGAGGTCACGGCAGTCGCCGCAGATCACCCGGTGCGGCCCGATCAGCCATACGTCGCCAGGCCGGGTGACCGGATTGACCGGGGCCTCCGGCACCGCCTCCTCATCGGATTCCGCGGCCTCCGGCTCGTCGTCCTTGGCCAGCAGCTCCTCCAATTCCTCGTCGGAGAATCCCACGAGCGACAGATCAACGCCTGCGGCTTCGAGATCCCCCAACTCGGCGGCCAGCGTCGCGTCGTCCCAACCGGCGTTCATCGCCAGCTTGTTATCGGCGATAATGTATGCGCGCCGTTGGGTCTCGCTGAGGTGGTCCAGCACCACCACTGGCACGACAGCGAGGCCCAGCTTGCGCGCCGCCAAAAGCCGACCGTGGCCAGCTATGATCCCCGCGTTTGTGTCCACGAGGATCGGGTTGACGAAGCCGAATTCGACGATGGACGCCGCGATCTGCGCGACCTGCTCAGGCGAGTGCGTCCGCGCGTTCTTCGCGTACGGCACCAGGCGGTCGGTCGGCCAGATCTCGATGCGCCGCGCCATCGCGGGGGTGATGGTCATTTGAGCCGCCGAACCTCCACCGCTTCGAAACGGGCGCCGACGTACTCGCCGAAGATCTGCCGCGCCTCGAACGCGCGCTTGGTGACGCGCACGCCGTCGATCAGGTACAGCGTCACGTACACGTAGTCGCGCGGTTTGAAAAGTTTGTTCCTGGTCATGTGGTTGTGCGGGGCGGGACCGTCCGGACGGCTCTCTGCCCGCCCCGCGTCGCGGGTTGATGAGGTATCTCTACGCTTTGCCTTTCACCACGACCTGCTTCGTGGGGTTCCTGCGCCCGCGCCGCTTGCGCGTCGGGTTGCGACGATGGCCGCACGGCCAGGAAGAGTACGGAGCGGAGAACCGCTTACCGTACCGGCGTGAATGCTTCTCGACGTTCATGACGACCTCCTAGTGGTCTGTCATGGGCGTCCTCCTTTCAATGGAGCCGGAGGCCGGAATCGAACCGGCAACCGCTTGATTACGAATCGAGTGCTCTACCAGTTGAGCTACCCCGGCTCAATAGATCGCTCCGTACCGCTTGCGCACGGCCTGCGCCGCCGCTTCGAAGGCGACGCGCATGCGCGCTGGCAACTCCTGGAACGGCGGCATCCGGTCGCTGGAGACGGCGGGCAATCCATCCTCGTAAGCCTCGCGGAACGCCTCATACGCGACCTCGCCCGCCGTGGCCATCGCGTCCATCACTGCTTCTCCTGCCGCAGATCCGGCACGAGCATGTATCTCAACTCATGCTCAAAGCGCTTGCAGTCTTCGAAGTCCGCGCCGTACACCGTCTTCTGGCACGTGCAGCAGTACGAGATCAGGCGGCGCGGTCGCGGGGAGAGCGTGATCGGGATGTGCGGTTGCCGCAGCAGATCCGTCATGTACGGGATCGTGCCGATGCGCGGCTTCGGCTTCTGCACCTCGTCGTTGCGGACGATGATCGCCTTGCCGCCCGGCGTCCAAATGCACGCGGTCGGGCCGGGCGTCGATCCCTTGTACACCTCGATGCTCACGCCTTCTTCGCCTCCATCTCGCGGACTTCCACCCGGTAAACCTTGCCGTCCACCTTCACGTGCGACACGCCACGGCGGATCAACTCGCGGATCGTCACCGGCGCGGGCGGCTGCGCCGGGCGGCCATTGAAGAACGTGTCCACAAGGCGGGCCATGCCATCAAAGTCGAACGGGCCGAACGGGCTATTCATCGTCGTCTCCGCTCGGGTCTGGGTCCAACAGCATCGGCAAGCTCCGTGGCGCGTTCGGACCGCGCCAGAGGTCTGGAAGAATCCGTCTGGCCGTCGTCATGGGCCGCCGCAGGTTGAACACGCCTTCCCACGCGATGATGTTCAGGTTCCACGTCTCGCGGAGTCGATGGACGGCGGCGTTCGGGTGCGGGTCCGGAGGCGGCGGGCCAAGGACGGGCATCGTCATTCCCGGCAGCAGCAGGCCGTCGCGCATGATGATCCGGCATTGGCCGTCCCCCATGGACACCATGGCCACCTCTTTAACGGTGAAACGGTAGCAAAA